CTTAGGTGGAATTATGAATATAACCTTTATTAAACAGTGCGATCCGACAAAAGACAGCGGTTGGAGTGCGTATAACATCGGCGATGAAGCCACGCTAAAAGGCGGCGCTAATCTCATCGCCGCTGGCATTGCCCGCGAAGGATGGGGCGAAGTTGAGCAAGCGCCGCTTGTGCCTGATTTGTCACCAAATAGAAAAGTGCTAGCGTCTCGCGCCGTTCGTAAAAAGGCCGCCGATGAAAACTTACTTATTTATTCCGTAGTTGGCACGGGCAAAAACGGACGTGTCACGATGGCAGACGTTGAGGCGTTAATCGAATGACTGATTACACGACCGTCGATAAAGTAAAAGAGTTTCAGGGTATAGAAGGCTCCGCCGATGATGCCCTGATTGAGTATCTAATAACGGCCGTTTCTCGCGCTTTTGATATGGCGACGGGATACACTTTCGGCGCAGCGGCGGACAGCGACCGCGTTTTTTACGTCTGGCAGAATGATACCGACGGCGCGTGCCTGATCTTTGACCAGCCATATGCCAGCATCACGAGCATAGAAAACGGCGACGGTGTAACGTTAGCAACAACCGATTACCTATTGAAGCCGAAGGACGTGCCGTATACATCGGCAACCATCACGCCGCTATCGTCCGTCTATTGGACAGACGGCGACGCATACGACGGGATAACGGTGACGGGATTGGTCGGCTACCCGCTGACAGATGATATTAAACAGGCGGTTATACAGTGGGTTTCGTTTATGTATCGACAAAAAGACAATCCATTGGTGGACATCACCGCCATAGAATCGGGCGCGGTTATCGCAACCCCAAACCGCCCACGATATGTCACAGATGTGATAAATCTGTACAAGGACATTAGACCCAGTGGCTAGCGCACAGATTTTGACCTTACGCGGCATGGTAGACGCTATCATCGCCCTGGATATTCCATCGGTTCGGCGTGTGTTTCCTGCCCCGCCTGAAAACGTAGCAACCGCCGATCTTCCGGCGTTGTGGCCAGCGTTGCCATCCATTGCAACCAATGATCGGGAAGTGTTCTGCAGAGCAACAACGGAAGACATCACCATGAGCCTATTTGTAGCCGTTGAGCCATACGGACAGGATACACAAGAAGCGCGGTTTGATTTGGCGATAGAATTAGGCGACGAATTGAGAACGGCGTTTAACGATTGGACCTATTCATTATGGCTTGATTATGACATCGCCGTGACGACGGCTCAAGTAGTCGCCCAAACGGGCTATTGGGGCATTATCGCAGAATTGACAGCGAGGAACGCATGAGAAAATATAGAGCGTTAGTCAACATCGGAACGCACCCGTTAACCAAAGCGGGCGACGTTATAACCGATGAGGGCGTATTGAAACGGATTCAAATGTTTATCAGAATGGGACAGGCAAAAGCCATCCCGCAAAAAAAGAGAGAGGTAAAATCAAATGGCAAGTAAAGGCGATCCAGAATTAACTATTTCAGGGCTGACATTCAGCCAAGACCCGACCGATGACGGCTGTCTGCAATCGGTAACATACGCAGACACCGCCGACGAATTGGAATATCTTTGTAACAGTCGGCATATTAAACTGCCCGGCGCGGCAACGGCAGCGGCTACGGTTTCCGTCGCTATTGCGGCTACAGATGTTGCCACGCTGACGGCGTTACAATCGTCGGCGGTTTTGGCGGACTTTGCGTATTATCCATTTGGAAATACGGCGACGTACATCAAAATCACAAGCGACAGCGCGTCGGTGTTCGGTTTCAGCATGAGTGAAGCTGTAAATAGTATTGTTATGGTTGATTTTAATATCGCCGTGAATAATCCTGTGGAAGCGGCGGCCAGCTAATGACAGAATTAACGCCTGTTAAATTGTACGCAGAGTTTGGTAAAGAAGTGACGGCGGCGATTGAGACAGCCGCCGCCACTGGCTACCAATTAAAGCAATCAGAAGAAATCACCGTCGGCGCGTTGGCAAAGTTTGAACGCCGTTACTTTGTCGATGGCAAACCGCCGACGGGAAAATACAACGTGATGCGGGGCTACATCAACGCCGCCGCCGCCGCTGGATTCTTTGAGGATGGCAACGCGCCAAAACCAAAGGACACCGATGCCATGACGGGTGCGAATGCCGCCGCGCTGTTTAAGGCGATTGATTTGGTGATGATTCGATGCGGACAAATTGACCCAAATTAATGAGCGGGTGCGGTGCGTGTATTTTAGATAATGCACCGCCGCCCCGCCCGTTAATTGACGTATGGAATACAAAGCGCTGGGGCAATAAGTTCGCTACAGGCTGGAATGATTGGTCTGCTATCATGCTTGCCGAAATGAATGCCGCTATGAACTATGATAACGCTTTCCAATCGTACAAATCAGCAAGCAAAAAGGCGGAGTGGTCAAAGAGTAACACCGCCGCATGGGAAATCGTTAGTAGATACATAGCGGAGAAGATGGAAAAATAATGGCCAGAACACTTTACGAAATCGCAGTAGAGACAACCTATAAGGGAAAAGGGGCAAAAGATGCCGCAAAGGATATGGGCAGCGTGTCCTTAAAGGCCGAAATTGCCGCCCAAAAAACCGCCGATCTGGAAAAGGAGTGGAGAGACCTTGCGCGGCAAGTGGCGAGTGGATCGAAATCGTTTTCTGATGCTGAAAAAGAGGCTGACAAATTAACCCGCCAGATGGCGGAGCTGGACAGGAAAACGGGGAAGGCTGGCGATGGTGTGGAAAAAACATCCCGCAACTGGGAACAGATGGGGATGCAAGCCGCCGCCGCTGGCGGCGTTTTGGTCGGCGTAGGCGTTGCTGCAAAAAAAGCCTATGAATTCATCGGCGAGGGTGCGGAACTTTCCGCCGCTGCCGGAAAGTTTGATAATCTGTCAGTAAGCATCAACACAACAGGTGAGGCGCTTCTCGGCAAACTGAAAACGGCAACAAAGGGCATGATGAGCGATGCGGATTTGATCGCCAGTGCCAGTGATATCATGTCGCTAGGCTTAGCCAAAACCGAAGATGGCGTAGTCCGTATGGCAACCGCCGTCGGTGCGTTGGATTTGGATATGCAGGTTCTGGCGCTTACATTGGCGAATGATTCCACCGCCCGTCTTGACAATCTCGGATTGTCATTGGAAGCCGTGACAGCGCGTAAGAAGGAATTGATAGCCAGCGGGTTCATTGGCGATGCCTTTGATGAAGCGGTGTTGATTGAGCTAGAGCAGAAAATGCTACTGCTAGGTGATGCCAGCGAAACGACCGCCGGGCAGATGAAGATCATGGAAGCCGCCGCCGCTACCCTATGGCAAAATTTCAAAAAGGGTGTGGCAGACAGTGACGCAGTTACAACATCAATTAAGAACTTGACGACCGTTATTAAGGGATTCAACGCCGTACAAGATGCCAAGATGGCGGCGCGGGAAGACTTGACGGAAGCCGTAAGGAAGGGGATTGTCACAGAGGAAGAGGCCTATATTATTTTGCGCCAATCCATACGGGGTCAAGATGAGTATGTAGAAAAGCTGGCGGACGTTAGGGCAGAAGTGGACGCGCTAAACGATTCGACGGCGGATATATCCACATCACAAGAAGAGTATGCCATCATAGCGGCGGAGTTGGAAGCGCGACATTTGGCGCACGCCGAATCACTGGCGACCGTAGGCGTTGAACAATTGAGAGGCATTGAAACATCCGGTAATTATGCCGATGCGTTATACGAGAACGAAGCGGCGGCTACAGAATTGAGCGCGGCATTGATGGCGGCGGCTTTTGAAGAAACCGCGTTGATGGAGGCGCAATTGGAAGCCGTCGGGGTTACCGAATCATCAATTTCTATTTTAGACGGATATGCGGAGGCATTAGGGCGGAGTGATGAAGCGACACAAACCGCCGCAGGTAGACAGGACGAACACAGACAAGCATTGGAGCGAATGAGCGGCAATGCAGACATAGCCGCCGATAGGGTGGACAATTTAGCGATGAAGTTGCTCGGTATTCCGCCGTCCGTATCGACCACCGTAAGCGTTGACACATCGGCGGCGGATGCGGCTATAGGTAGCCTAGAGCGGAAGTTATTTGGATTAAGGGGGGCGGCGGGCGCGGGAGCTGACCAAAGCGGAAGCGGAAGCCCTGACGATCCCCAATTTGGGGGCGGGGCTACAGGTTCCGGATTTGCCAGCGGCGGGCAATTCGTTGTCCCATCTGGCTACCCCAATGATAGCTACCCGATCCGCGTCCAATCTGGCGAGCGTGTCACGGTTGAAACCCCGCAACAAATGAAATCAGGCGGCATGGGTGGTAATGTAACTATAAACATTAGCGGCGGTGATGTTGCCCAAATCCGCCGCGTATTGAGAGAGGAAGGAATATCGGCAGACAGCCGCAGGAGAATGAACTAATGGCGTTCACAATGGAATTAACGGACGGCACAACGACCATCGACATATTACAGACCAACGATACAACGGTTGGTTATCATCTACAGACAGAATCATACACGCCACAAATTAACAGGCGCAACCCGTCCGATTTTGGCGCGGTGTATTTGCCTGTTTTGGAGAATTTCACCATCGCCATCGTTGGCAGTACTCCGAATGATGTTCATGTGAAGCTGGCCGCGTTGGTAAACTTAATGGATAACGTGCGGCTGTGGTTTGACAGTGACGCCGCCGCCGCTGATGCTGTAACTTTCGTGTTTAAGCCGGGCAGCTCAACAGAAGCGGCGGAGTATCAGGCGTTGATTGTTTCTGATGCTGAAATCGGCTATTCGCAATATATAGAGCATGTCGGCAACTGGTACAGAATGCCAGATATTCGGGTTTCATTTATGCGTAATGAGTGGCTGAGGGCGGAGGAGATAGCAATATCGGCGCCGGCCACAAATATAATAAGAAACCCCTCACTTGAAATCGACACGGCGGGATGGCTGGCGTATACCAATAATACAATTTCACGAAGTACAGATCAGGCGCATTCAGGCACTTACTCGCTTAAGCAAGCATTCGATGGTGGAATTGGATCATATTATACAATATACGATTATATGATTACGGCGGCGACGTATACAGCGTCAGCATGGGTATATATCCCCGACGATTGGGATGGGGGTGGAATTTATGCAGAGCTCGTCAACTTCACGTCCTCCGTTTTTATTTCCGCAACAGCCCCCGATATGACAAAAACGAACCAATGGCAACGCATTAGCGAAACCAGAACAATAAACGCGGCAGACCTAGACGGACAATTTCTAATTGCCGCCTATTCGCAACCAACGGCCGGGCGTTGTATTTACATCGACAGTGCTAGCGCAGAGCTTTGGTCGACGGCAACTACCTACATCGACGGCGACCAAGTTGGGTGCGTATGGAATGGCGCGGCACATGCCAGCACATCAACGCGGGTTACTACACAGCCCAGCGTTGTGCAGGTTGGATTTAATAGCGCGGCGGCGTTGCCATCGCCCGTTGATATTGAGATACAACTGGCGGCAGCTTCGGCGGCGGGTGTATACGATACCGCGCTATTCACATCACGAAGTCCTATTTTGTTCACAGAGGCCGAAACCATGACATTGGGGTCAAATTTTTCTGTTTTGGCCGAAACGGAAGCGAGCGGCGGATCGCTTCTCTCATACACACCAAACGCAGGGGTGGCGACATCTGGGACATCCACAGCCTTCTTTTCATACCCTATCACATATAGAAATTACGCAGTATGGGCAGTTGTGCGAAACAAAAGCGCCACAATAGATTATGAGATAACCACAGGCGTGGTACAAGCGACCCACAGAGCGAGAAATAACGTAATTGTGGGAGCGGGCGACGTAACCCCCCGCATAGTACATATGGGGAATTATTCGCTAGGGTACACACCAACAACGCTTACAAATAGCAATCTGTCATTCACTGTGGGCGCGAGTGCTGGGAGCGGGACGCTGGATATAGATTGCTTTATTATAACATCCACCGATAGTGATTCCGACGGGTACACATCTCACATTCACGATTCCCTCGCAACTCTATCCAACCCAAAGGGCTTCAGGGTAGAAAACAGGGCGCTGACATTTATGTCGGGGTCTGTGATGCGGTTATGGGGCGGCGGTGGCAGTTCTGATGAGAGTGGAGTACCGTATACAGGAGATGCCCGACTGTCCACACTTTCTGATGATGTCTATGCCGTTGTTTTTGCAACTTACGACAACTCAAAGGGGTGGAGGTACTGGTCGCTAGGTTCATCGACAACCCAAACCGTAACAGCCACCCGCCGACTAGCATCACTAACTCCATTATAGCTATGAAAATCACTATACAGGCGTTCACAGACAGCACGAAGACGGAAATGATCGGAGATTGGTCAACGACGGCGGAGCGGGTCAAGATGGGAACGGGCGGGCGTGGTTTTGACCGTGCATCAATGTTTATTCCAATGTCCACCAATGCCGCGTTTAATTTATACGCATTTGACGCGCTCCCCCATCTTGTCATCAACTACGAAGCGACCAAATGGGAGGGACGTATTGAAGACAGAGCAATCACCAACGGCGGGATCAAAATCTCCGCATATGGCTATTGGCGGGCGTTACATGATACGCGCTATACTGCACTATGGTCTGATACCAGTACGCGCCGTTGGGAGACTGTCATCAGCAATTCGGCCTTTACGCCTGAGCGGTATCAAATAGATTTTAACAACCGACTATATATAGCACCGCGTGGTGGGGAGCAAATCAGCAGCAGTCAGCGCGGCGTTGTTGGTTATCGAATCCCTGACAAATCGACGCGGGATATAGAAGAAGTAGAATTTACTTATAATTTCCTAGCTCCAAATTCTACTTGGCAGATGATATTCAATCGGGGTAACAGCTCGTTTACTGGCGGCGTTAATGAATTGACCGTAAATGGGACAGGGTCGCTAATTACGGCAACAGTAACGCAAACATTGGGAGCCCCCGCCGCTTCTGTATTATTCGCGATTAAATATAATAGTGGCACGGCTACGACCATAACTAATACAGGCGATGTATATTTGAAAATAACGGGGATAAGGGTAAAAACCAAAACGGGGACAATATACGCAAATGACATCATAGAGGACATGATAAGTGTCATAGATAGCGGGCAATTAAGCGCGTCGACCGCCATGATACAATCCCCCGCCGTCGATTTGGAAGATGTTATTTTCGAGGATAAACGCCCCGCCGATATTCTGGCAGATTTGGAATACAGGGGCGATAGCAACAGCCCGCCCCGCGTCTGGACATCCGCCGTATTTGATGGCCAGATGTTGCAATTCCAGCCAATCGGCGATGAGAACGGGCGGCATTGGTATGTTGATGTCCCTGCTATTGATTTACAAAAAACAATCGACGCGCTATCAACGACCATTTACACGAAATATGTTGATGAGAACGGGCGGACGTTGCGAACCGACACGGCATCAAACGCGCAGTCAATTGTCAAGAATGGAATAGACAGGACGTATGCAGCGCGGGCAAATACCACATCGGAAACACAGGCGGAATTGATACGCGATGCGGAATTGGATGAGCGCGGGGAGACACGACCACGCGCCGCCGTTATCGTGACAAAACTATACAATGCCAGCGGCGGCGGCGTGCCATTGATTGAAGCGAGAAGCGGCGACCGCTTGACCATCCGAAACCTGCCAAACATCGGCGCCGAGCTAGACAATATACAGACGTTTACAATAGACAGGACACGATTAGCGGGCGGTGAATTGGAAATTGTGCCATCGCGTGAATTGCCAAACATAGCCGATCTATTGGCACAAAGTCTGGTATAATGGAAACCATGAACGGAGAAAATGACAATGGCTAGAATATACTATAATGCAGTTTTTTCGGGGCATGGTGGGCGGATGCGTCCTGACCCCATTCAAGTAATGCAGAACGCCATAGAAACCGATCTTGTTTTTGATTGTTTTTTTGAGGATGGCGAAGATTATACATTCGTCGGTGATGAGGTCATCACTTGCTATTTTCGGGACGTTGACGACGCCGCCGATTATCAGAGCGGGGGGACGTTCACGGCGGGCGTTGGTACTAATCAGTTCACATGGGCGCGGGATGCGTCCGACGTTGGCACGCCATCATTGTACAAATTGACGTTCAAAGTTGTCCCCGCTTCAGGCGATCCCGATTTGTCCATCGTTGCTGAGTATCGGGTAGATGAAGTACCAGACGGAACCGATACACCATTACCGCCGCCAAATGTAGGCGTAACGCCAGCGGAAAAAGCATGGTTAGAAGTGCAGACGGCGAACGGTGAGAATGTAGCCAGCAAAACAGACAAAATCATACCCGCCGTTGTTGGCGATTTTGCCGGATTGGATGCGGCGGGCAACTTGACAGATTCAGGAAGCGCGGCGGCTGATTTTGAGCCAGCGCTCCCCGCCGTTGGTGGTGATGGTTGGGTTTTGTCGTCCACTATTGCGGGTGTTCGCTCGTGGATAGCACAGGCATCGGGCGCGGCGTGGGGTGCGATTACTGGCACACTCGCCGACCAAGCCGACCTACAAAACGCGCTTGACGCTAAAGTTGATTTGGCTGGCGACGACATGACGGGCGGGTTATCCATCGCCGTGCCAACGGCAACAGAAAACGCGCTGGTATTGCAGACGACGGATGACGACGATACGAACAACGCACTAGAGGTGCAAGATAGCGCGGGGGCGGCGTTAATGAGTGTTGGTGCCGAAGGCAATGGAGAATTTAGGAGTAAAATGGATATAGTCGCGGGGAACGGATCTATACTGCGACTATCAGAAGGCGGCACAACCGCATCCATTGAATCACTAAATAATCAATTAAACATCATATCAAACACCAATATCCGATTCACGGCCACAGCATCACCGGGCGGCGATATTTATTTTGACGCCAGCGATTTTCTAAAATTCAGGAACGCATCTGTTGATGTGATGTGGATAGAGAACGAGCTTGTGGGGGTTGGTGTTTCTGCGACACCAAACGCACAACTAGAAATCGTCGCCAAAAACGCCGCAACCATCGGCCAGATTATCCAATTAGCCGCAGGCGCAACCGCAAACGCGCTAGAGGTGCAAACATCCGCCGCCGCCGTAGTCGCCAGCGTTGACGCAAGCGGCGGCGCATTATTCGATACACTGAAAATAACAAATATAAAAAGCGGGGCAACACAAGGCGCGGCAGGTGCGGCGGCTGATGAGGTCTGGAAGACCGCCAGCCACGCCACGCTTCCCGATAATGTTCTATTGATAGGAGTATAAAATGGCAAAATTAACATTGCAAGTCGGTGCATTTGTGGCAGAAAAATCGTCAACGGACGCAAACGCGGCGCGAATTCTGCGCGGCATGTTGGCGGCGCGTGGGTATGACGTTGACAATATGACGAACCAAGAGCAAGCGGAGGCCGTCATGGATGAAACAGTGCAGTTTTATAATGAGGCGGCAACGGCGCACGAGGCCAACAACGCCGCAAATGAAGCGCGGGAAAGTGTCCAATCAGACCCGCCAACTTTTGAATAAAGGAGCGTAACAATGAACGTAAAATCAGGATATAAAACAAGCGAGTTTTGGATCACAGTAGTTACAAGCCTTTTCGGCGCGTTGGTTTTGGCTGGCGTTTTGACGCAGGAAGAGGCGACGGAATGGATGGCGATTTTCGCGCCCGTTCTGTTGCTAATCGTGCCGCAGGTGTTCTATGTAGTATCACGCGCAAAAGTTAAAAGCGGATAGGCAATGGAACAACCAACAACAACCATCGGCGTTATATTGGCTATGGCTACGCTCGTTATCACAAACGGCGTGCAATTCATGGCGAATCGCTCAAGCGCTGCGAACGATGCCGAAGCCCACGAGGATGATAACGAACTAGCCGCCGCCCGTGATACGTGGAAGCGCGTGCTGGACTTGCAAGAGCGACAAGGCGTCGAGATAGCCGACCTCCGCAAACAAGCAAGGGAGCGGGAAGCGACAAACGAAAAGCGCATCAAAGACATGAGCCAAGCGCACGCCACCGAAACCGCCGCACTATTGGAGCGTATCGGCACGCTAGAAAAAACGGTTGAAAGGATGGGTGAATTGTTGGTTGAAAAGGATAAAGAGATTGAACGGCTCAACAGGAGAATAATATGATAGGCATCGTGGGCGGTTTTGTAGCTGGTTTGTTTCATCGGTTCTTTTTGTCACCATTCATCGGTCAGCAGACAAGAGCGGCGCAAAGTATAGGCACGCCAGCGGCGGGCGTTATTGTCGCCTTCGTGCCGTTTCGATTGTCGTTTTGGTGGATGTTACAACGCATCATTCCAGACAAGCGCCAGCGGGAAGAAGTGGCACTTGCTGCTGATTATGCCTATTGGTCTGTTTTCCTGTTTTATGGGCTTGCCGTTGTTGTTACCATCCTCGCCAAGGTTGGCGGGGTTAGAGAGGATAAGCTATAATGCTCCTGTGACACCCTCCGTCACACCCTCCCCCACTTCATCGGGAAAGCCCATGAATCTATATTTGATTCATGGGCTTTTTTGTTGCCCCGTGGCCGTTACGGTCGCAGAAACCAAAAAACGGCCGTTTTCTTGTCAACATTGCGGGATACTAAACCAAAATGTAAGATGAAGAAAACGGCCGTTTATTGTGCCATCCCTCCGCCGCGTTGATGTCAGTCTGTAACAGTGGCGGGATTGTCGGCGGGTTGCCATCGGTGCGCGTGGTAGATTTGCTCAAAATCCACGCGTCCCGATGTTCTTATTCCATCAGGCATCACCCCCAAAGAGCGACTTTTGACCCTCATTTTGTGCGCTCAACAACGAAGGCGAAAAACCGATCTCGCGTATCTCTTGGCGCATCTTTTTGTTACGCATAATCCATGCGTTCGCTTGCGGGTAGAATTTGCGATCATTCTCAAACCCATACCCCAAACGACCAAGATTATTAGCAGCGACAAGAGCCGATCCGCTTCCCGCCGTCGGGTCAACGACCACATCGCCGGGGTCGGTGAATATCTCAATCAATCGCTCCAAAACGCGGATCGGTTTTTGCGTGGGGTGGATTTTCTCATAGAACGGGTCGCCCGCTTTGTCTTTCTCCCAATCCATGATATTAAAAACCATGCGCCCATCGTTGTTGAATTTGGGTAACTTTTTGCGATAGAACAATATAGCATATTCAGCATTGCCAACTACGCGCATATTTGCCTTCAACACTTGCGGGCTAAAATTCTTTCGAAAGACTAAGTTGATATAGTTTGGGAAGCCGTGCCGCTTGCCCAATTCAATCAGCCCAAATTGTTGTTCAAAAGAGCAAAAGATAATCATACATGGGGCCTTGCCCTTTTCCTTTGGCTCTTTGACTAACATACGACTGGCGAAGTGCATAAACTCGGCAGAGTTGAATAATTCATCCTTGCGGAAGAAATTAGACCCCGCCTTGTCGCTTTCGCCGTTTTTGCGGTCGCCGCCTTCGTACCATGACGGATTGGAGCCATAGGCATTAACGCCGATGTTATAGGGTATGTCGGCTATAATTAGCTGGGCGGGGGGGATATGGTAGCTCTTTGAGTTTTGGAAGTTGTCATGGTATAGATTGCTCTCAATCTCGCCCTTATTGACTTTTCTAGCCAGTGCTGCCGCCTTTAATTCTGCTATTTGCTCTTCTGTTAATCGCTTGCCCATCTTATCACCTCATAAACAAAATGCGCCCCTTTGGTTAGTGATGGAAACCAAAGGGGCGCATATGCCTTAAACTTTAATTGTATCGTCTCCATCACAAGACAATTGCTATAGTATTGTATTTTACAATTTACGTCAAGAAGTTGGTTATACCACTCTTGGATCGTTGCCATTGACAACATAAACGCCGTGTGCTTTTTGCTCAATATGTCCCTCGCCCAAACTATAGCGAATAACATTGGAAACGGTGCGACCGCTTACACCTGTTAATGTTCGCCGTGCGCTTGCTGGCGTTAAATCCCGCCCATCCTCATGTGCGCTATAGAGCAAACATGCACGCTCCCACATTGCGCTATGGGTTGCGCTTTGCGCTATGGGTTGCGCTTTCGTTGCGCTTTGCGCTATGGGTTGCGCTATTGGTTGCGCTATCTTCGCCATCTTGACCGCTAATCTATCCGCCGCCTGTTGCCGTTTCAATTCCCGCTCAAATTCGATTTTGTCATCTTCCAGCGTGTCAACCCGCGCCGCCGCTTTGCGCTCTATGCTTGATTCCTTGCGCTCTATGCTATCCATCCCAATCAGTGCATAATTTACAGCGACCAATAGGAAAACGGCCGTTGTGATGATTTTGTGGGCGGTGTTCACATCGGTGAACCATAACGCCCCGCCGCCTACAATCAAATAGATGGCGACGAATGACAACGGCAGTATTAACGGCCGTTTCTCTTCATACGATTTGATTGCTCGGTGCGATGCCATAAAACCCACCGCCTCAACACCGCCAGCCGTGAAAACTGCCATCGTTACAGACAGCATAGCGGCGGCGGTTTCGTCCATCCAAAACGCATATACACCAATCCCAAATAGCCCGCCGCTTACCAATGGCAACAGGCGCGAAAATAGATTTGTGATTGTGTATTGAATGGTCAAGCCGATGGCGGTTGACCATCGGCGGGCGAATTTTACAAGTTGTTCGTCTCTCATGATTTCAACATCTCCTTATAAAACAGGCGCAAAATTTCCTTAAACTGTGCAGGCAAATTCGCCAGCGTTATTTGCTCATCCAATTCGCGCCAATAGCGGCGGCGTGTGCTTTCCCATCCAAGCGCGGTACGGTTTCCTGTTTTCAAATACAGAAAGTATTCGTTGTGCGCCCGTGTGAATTTGTTGCTTTCTTTTTGCATTGTTACCCCTCTTCATCAGCCCACCCCGATGCCATAAATGGCGGTCGGTCGGCGCCGTCGTCCGTCGTGCACTCGTGGTAGACTGTTACTCCCCCGCCTCGCTTTGCTGGGGGAGTCCATCCATATCTAATAATTCACGCACGCCGTAATGAGTCCATTTGTTGCCGTTTCCTGATGTCCTGACCCATCCCCGCTCTTTCATCACTGCCAGAATGGAGTTGTACAAATCACCGTTTGATAATCCTATCAATTCATCCATCCCCCGCCCACTCGTTGACGTTGAACGGCGGAAACCAAAATCGCCCGCTATGATGTTGTTTTCCATCGCGTCAAGGTTTGCACCTGTAAAAGTATAAGTGATGGCACGCCCGTTTTTACGTGTCAATGCGATTGATTCACGCTCCGCATTGATGGCGACTGTTTCGCCGTTGGTGGGGGTGAATGGGATAATACGCGGGGCGGGCAGTTGTAGCGGTTCCGGTTCTTCATCCATCAACCAATCGCCATTGATGACAATCGGCTCGCCGTTGGCGGTTAGTATCGTGCGGTTTTTGAATAATAGAATCTTGAATAGAACAACAGAACCAACAAAGAAAAACGCAAAGAAAGCGACCCACAACGCCGTCTTAACTATATCGCGCCGTGTGGCGTTGTACTCCGCCTCATCCGCCGCCAATTGCAACGCTCCCCGCGTTGCTATCGTTTTCAATGTCTCCCGCGTGGCGATGGCATCCAATTTGATTTGGTTTTCGGCGTTGGCGATGCTGGCGGCGCGTTCTGCGTTTCGTGCCTGTTCCGTCTGCATTGGTACAGCCGTCATAGTGGCCACGATGCCCGCTTGCCGCGTGGCGCTGTCTGCCATACTTCCCGCTGTCGCCCGTGCTGCCGCCGTCATAATCGGCGCGGCTTGTGCCGTTGTTGCTATCGTGGTCTGCGTTGCCGCCGCCTGCAATCCATCCATGACAGCGCCGCCCGTCGCCGATGGCGGGGCTGGCGTTGCACATGAGGCAAGCAAAAGAAGGATGAGGACGGCGGGTTTCATGTTTAGTAATTCGCCGGGTTAAAATCGGCGGCAGTATCATCACCAACTACGCCAGATGCGGCGGCGAAATAGTCAGGTGCAACCGCTGTAACGCCCGAATTGTTACCAATGGCAATTACTCGTTTCTTGGCTGGCTGTGAGCATTCATGCGCGTATGCGTGCCGGATGCGGCGGGCGGCGCGGTTTGTATGCGTTATGGGTCGGTCTGGCGTGAATGGGTATTGTGTGGGCTGATACGCTCCCCGATGCCCATAATCGCGCACCCAAACTACCAAATCACCATTGTTCGCTTTCGTTGTCATTCGTTGTGGATAATTCATTGTTCCTTCTCCATCATGTGCGACTTGCGCCGCGTGTTTTGTTATAAAATCACTCCGATGTATTTACTCATTCGCTCCCTGCCGCATGATCCGCTTGGCTATCTGGATTCCAAACGATGCTGACGGGGGCGATATAAAAACGGCCGCTTAGTGCCAACGTCTCAGCAACGCCACGACAAATCTCCTGCATCACCGTTGATACAGGTGGAAAACGGGCGGCATCGGCAGGCTCGCAGATGATACGTAACGTCAAGTCGATGGTTTTAAGGGCATCTGTCTGGTTGCTATGGGTAACCTTTTCCTGTTCAACATCTGTTTTCGTTAATTTATTCATTGTTCCCTCTTTAATAATCCCGCATTGCTTAATTCCCCTACATTATAATGCATTATAATATAATATGCAATAGGCAATAATTGAATTATTGTAGGTTGTAATTGACATTATAATGCGTTATACTGTAGTGAGAATATAAAATGATTTTTTATTGTACGGAGGTGCAACAGATGGACGAACAATTATCGAGAAGCGAGTTCGACGGCATTGTGACGCTGTTGGGAATGACAGAAGGGCGGGCGCGGCAGCATGGCTTGAAAATGGCAATGACACCAACGGAAGCTGCTGGCGTTATCCATAAAATAAAGGCGGATCGCGTTGTGTTGCGTGACGATGCCATCGGCGCGGTTGACCAATGCGACGCGGCGTTGTTGTTTATCGTCGGCGGTGCGTCATGAGTGAATCAAGCGCGGTATGGTATCAATTTGGTGACACCGCCGCCTGTCGGACGTGTGGCGGAGATGTTGCGTATGATGGTCAATACTGGTTACATTTGGGAACGATGGGTACGGGCTTCCACGCCGCCGACATCATACACGAATCAGTCAGGCGGGAAACGGCCGTTAATGGCGAGGCGCAACCCTATCCCCCGTCATGGGATGATATAGAACCGCTCCCAAATTATGACGAATGGCTAGGCATGATGGCATCAGCGGGATGGTTTGGTAGCATGGGAAACGGATGGGTAACAGTTCGCCCGATTCCCCGCACCATGTCGCACAATGAGGCGATGGAATTATTTAGGCTTGGTTTGTGTCCATCATTTGAGGATAACGAACCGTTGCCGTTTAGTGAACCAGTGGGGGAATCATGGGCCTATACGACCATTTAACAAATCATAAGTTGTGCGCTGTATTCTCAAGAAACGAGCTGGCGTTATTGTTACAAAAGCGGCTAAAGGCGTTGTTGGATGAACGAGACGAATTGAAGGAGGAGCTGCGGCGGTTGAAACGCCCGCCGCTTGTCGGCAACGCCTGACCATTTGCGCGGGGTCAGGAAAATGGTAACAAAAAAGCCACTCAAATTTGAGTGGCTTTTCTTTTTGCTTACAATACAGGGGTTCTATTACTTCATCGCTTGCGCTATTTCACCATTCAACACGGCGGCGGCTTCTTCCACTGCCACTGGCGACGGTTCCCAATCCGGCGCCGATGACCCAATCCAATCAATGATCGCACTTGCCTGTCCTTGCGTAGCATCGGCGGAGCTTTCCAAACCATACACGACTTTGAGCAAGATTTTAGCATCGGCGTTTTTGGCTACTTTCTTCAAACTTGACCGCATGTATTTCAATGAGCCATCGGACGCGGGGTTTGTTTTTCCTCTTGCCTGTTGAATCAGGTAATTGATAACGGCATCACCATCCCGCGCCTCTTCCGGCTCCGCTTCATCTGCAAAGTCATCAGGTACGAACGGCGGGGCGTCCGCTTCATAGATTGGTTGTTCGTCGATAATCTCGCCCGTTTCAATCTTCACATTGCGCGGCGGGGTTGGGAGCGTGGTAATTTGCGCTTGCTCCATTTCTTCACTTGTATAAATACCAGACAAATCAGCGGGGAATGCTTTACGCAGGGCGGCAGCTTCGGCAATCTTCGCCAACATGACATGGGGCATCTTGCGCCATTGCGTGCCACGTTTCCCGCCCGGATAGAATTCCTCCCAATATGCGGTAGCAGTAAAGTCACACGCAACGCCACCAACGATCCGCTTTACTGTCATTGTGGCTTTTGCTGGCGCATGGGTTATCCGATCCCACTTTTCACAGTCAGTGATTGCGATCCGCCCGTCGAATCTTGGTTCGTCATTCCCCGCGTACAATTTAGTGCGTGTAGCAATGAGCCTGTAGCCATCAATGCCCGTAACAATCGCCATCTTCCCCTTGAATTTCTGAAAATAGATTTGTTTAGCCAGTGGGTCTAATCCAGTCCGTCGGCATTGGTGCAAAAATAATTCCAATTCATCAGGCGTTGCGGTTGGTGCAATTGTTCGCTTGATTAGATCGAGCTTGCTATCGTCAAAAGTTATCAAATCGCTATTTTCTTGTACTGCTATTGCATTACTCATTGTTTGTTCTCCATCATGGGGCGACGTTTGCCGCCCCGCGTTTATTTGTTGCGTTCGTCGTATTCATCAATCCATGCGGCAACTTCCGCAAAATCATACCGACCGTCAACTTCTAAACGGTGCGATTTGTTGTCTACGGATTCCATGATCCCAAACTCGCCAAAATCGGCGGCAACTTCGGCGCTGGCGTAAAAATCAACAAGTTGCTGCTCCTTCCACAGTTTACTAACAACCACTTGCCGCTTCATTTGCGGACGTGCTGCGAGACTCTTTCGTTCGTTCATTGTTCCCTTTCTCCATCATGGGGCGACGTTTGCCGCCCCGTTGTTTTATTCATCTAAGTACAAATTGCCCGAAAGCGTCGGGCGGCGCGTTATGCTAAATCGTAAGCGCGTTTTGCTGCACCCTCTCCCAACTCCCGATCATATAGATATGGGTCAAATGAATCTTGACGAAAATCAGCCTTGATTGTGCGCCCATTCAGAAAGTCAACATAGTTATGATCTTCCTTAAGCATTCTGGCCGCATGTTCCTCTGTCATTTCTCCAGGAACATGATTGAAAATACCAAACCCATGCGGCTTTGAATTATTATATAATGATGCAAGAACCGCCGCTTTGCTTTTGTTTCCAAATTCTATTTTTCCGCTCATTTCCCACTCTCCATCTAATCTGCGGCTTGCTCTTTGCTCGCCATCTGTAAGGATAATAGCACAGTATCAAACACCTGTCAACACGTGTTGACATATGTCATATTATACGCTATTCTATAGGGGTATTGTTATTGAATAGGAGAAAAACAACATGACAAAAAGTAAAATTGTAGAATTGGCAGGGCGGGCGGGATTGTCGCCGATTACATTGGAGCGCAACGGCATCACGCCAGAAGCGACGGAAGAAGAGATCAAGGCTGCCCGTGTCAAGCTGGCAGACAAGTATCAATTGGACGCGGCAAAATTAAGGAAGGCGGCGCTTGCATTGTGCGAGGGGTTACAATGAACAGTGAACGGTTAAAGATGGCAGACGTTATTCGTCAATGGATAGCGAGCGTGTGGGATAGCGGCGAGGGATTCCCCGCCGATGATGGCGAGTTTTATGAGGCGTTTATTTTTTGGGGCATTTACGACCAATCATCACCATTGATGGATACGCCAGTCTATGATGATGCTGGCCGCGAAATGTATGGCAAGCCAGCGACGGCATATAGCGCGGCCAGCTATACGGTAGCATGGCGGGGGGTGCAAGATGACTGATGAATGGGGAGAGATGATCGAGCCATACGGTAACGATTTGCCCATAACTGAATCCGCGCCTGTTGTTGATTTTGCCGCGCAGATGCGGGCATTGGCAGCTCCTCCCCAAAAGCGCAAAACGAAAGGCAACAGCAGCAAAAAGGGGAAAGAGGGGCAGGGCATAGCAGAACGGGCGTTGTGGGAGATGGGGCATTTGCGCGTTGATGGCATCCCCACACCACGCCGCTATGTATTCCATATGACAATTAACAAGTTGCCATTGTTCAGAATGGCACGGATGGAGCGGGCGAATGGTGACATTTACAGCATGGATAAAAACGGCCGTTGGTGTCTGTCTGAAGTCAAGGCGTATGATAAGGACCGCTTACAATGGTCGGCATTGACACGTCAAATTAAGGCGGGAAAATATCACCAATCGGAAAACCTAGACGCACATTTAGCACTTCATCCAGATGTGTCGGCGTTTTTGATTTGGGTTCGTGGTAAGGAAACGGCCGTTTTATCATGGCCCATTAAGGGCTTCAAGAAAGGCACATCTATTTTGTGGGATGATGCAATAAGGGACAGGGTGAATAAATGAACAACAATGTGTATGTAACACCAACGGCATCGAACGGAATAGAATTTGATATCGGCAAAACTTACCGCGTGCATGGCTGGGGAATCAAAAGCAACATTGAGCGCGGGGAGGGAGATAACCTATTCTGGGTGATGAGCGAGGGCGGGAATCTTCGATTGTGTCGCTTTGGGTACTGCGCCTGGCTTGACGCCGATGGATGGAAAATGACTTCGTTGCCAGCGGCGGCGGATGATGTATAATGGGTTTGTATCATACGCGGTTGGGCAGACCGTTAGCAGATACGAAGAACATTACAACTAAATAGCTTTTTACAAGCGACCCTTTGACCTGCGGTTTACAACACCGCAAGTTTGCTAGAATTCTGCCCAGAGTTTTCGTAAACCGTAGGTCAAAGGGTCGCTTTTTATTATCTATAGGATGAATTATGGACATTGGCACAGCATTACAAAGAGTGGGCGAACATAAGCAACAGGGCGGAAAATGGCGGGCAAGATGCCCAGCGCATGGGGGCGATGATTTCAACCTAGAAATACGGGACGACGGCGGGCGGGCTTATTTTACATGCTACTCTCATCAGTGCGACCATACGAAAATCTTGGAAGCATTGGGCGATGAATCCCGCGAACCTGTGCCAGTGTCATCATACAAAAACGGGATGCCGCCTCCGCCTGATATGTCAGAAATGAGCGGGGAGCTAGTGTCAAAACCAAAACCAAAAACGAAACCAAATTACAAAGAAGTCGCAAGATATGATTATACCGACGAGGACGGCGGCTATTTATTCCACAAGGTAAGGCTGGAAGATGCCGACGGCAACGCCGCCAAATCATTCAGAGCCAAGCGGGGCGATGATTGGAGTATCGGCGATGTGCGGCGCGTTTTGTACAATCTGCCCGCCGTCATAGCATCGCCCCGCGTTTTCATTGTAGAAGGCGAAAAAGACGCGGATCGGCTCAATTCGATGGGGTTGGTTGCAACGTGCAACTTTGACGGGGCGAGCATGGCAGCAAGTAAACCAAAGTGGTTGGAATCTTATAATGAATTCATGACGGGGAAGGTTGTATACATTATCCCAGATAATGACGATCAGGGACGCGCCCATGCCGACCATGTGAAAAACAGTATAGCTACGGTTGCAGAAACGGCCGTTATTATCACACTTGACACGGGCAACATTAAAGGCGGGGACGTTTCCGACTGGCTAGGCTTGGGCAACACCAAACAAGAGCTAATCGAATTATGCGAGCAAGCGCCAACATTTGCCCATCAATGGAACATTAAAACGTTGGCAGACGTTGACGAAAACAGAACGCCAACGGAATATATAATTGATCCCATCCTTCCCGTTGCTAGTCTTAATATCTGGTACGGGGCCAGCGGTAGTAAAAAGAGCCTGATCATTAAGGATATGTGTTTTACAATTTTAACGGATGGGGAATTTGTAGCGGGCAGCAATCCGACCATGCCGACAAAAAAAGTAGGCGTGCTGTGGCTGGATATGGATAATGGCGATGATGTAATGGATGAACGAATCGCGGCATTTAGAAAAACGCGAAACGTGCCAAATGATGCGCCGTTCTATTATGTTTCAATGCCGACCCCCTGGCCGTTCATTGCGGAGGTGAATAGCCAGATGGACATAGAATCCATTGTACGTCAATATAACATAGGGCTTGTCATCATTGACAACTTGGGAACTATATCAGGCGACATTGAAGAAAATAGCGCACAGATGGTAAAGATCATGGCTCCGCTTCGCAAACTTGCAACAGAAACCCGCGCCGCTATTATCCTCATCCACCACCCAAGAAAGGGCGGCGCAAATGGCGGGCGGGCTGGCGATGCGTTGCGCGGTCATAGTGTCATTGAAGCATCGCTAGATTACGCTGTAAGCGTCACCGATGACATAGATAGCGGGATAATAACCCTATCATGCACAAAGGCGCGTAGGTTTCGATTTGATGATATTCGCGCAACTTTTAATTATACGCACAGGGAAGGAACAGCAGATATGGACACGGCATGGTTCTCGGCTCCCACCGTCAAACGCGGTCAAAATAATGTTAAAGATGCAATTATGGAAGTGCTGGAAGCTAACGGGCAGATGACACAGGGACGCCTACAAGACACCGTCTACGAATACATGGGAAGCAAGGTTAGCAAGCCAAAGATTAAAAATTGGATGGAAGAAATGGTAGCCATCGACTTCACATTATCCGTTGATAAGGGCGAAAACAACGCCAAAATATACAGCATAAAATAGGTTGATTATGCGAAATTTCGGTTTTCACGAAACGTCTTTTTTTTCGGTTTTCACCGTGAAAACCGAAAACCGTAAAAACCCCTGTGAAAACCAAATAAAAACCCGTGAAAACCGGAAAATAGGGCGGTTTATTGGTTTGTATTCCCCTTAATAGGGGAATACTAACAAACCAATGACCATGATAACCAAATATGATATACTTCTGTTGTGGCTTAATTGGGAGTAATTACCCAATGACAGCAAATTACCTGATTTTGTTGCCACACTCTTTTTTATCAGGTCTGCAAAATCAGGAGAGACAAATGAAAGATATTATAGAATATATTCACGGCAACCCGCACGCCAACAAAGGCACGATTGTTAGCGCCTTTGTTGACAAGTATAGCAGTCGCTCCATTCGCCTTTTCTTATCTGATTGTCAATGGCTGACAGTTGAGAGGGGGGCTAACAATGCCAGCTTGTATAGCATAACGCCTGATGCGTATGAATTGGCGATTAGCGAATTGGGAGCGGTGGCATCGGAAAAGATAGCAGACAATAGCGAATCAAGGTTCATCTATGGTATTCAGATTGTAGGCGAACAACCTATAAAGGTTGGCATTGCCAGAAACCTAAGAAAACGAATTGACATGCTGCAAGTCGGGCATTATAAAAAGTATGTTATTGTGTTCGCTGCGTTGACAACTGATTTTTATCGCATAGAAAAAGAACTGCATCTATTGTTTGCGGATAAAAGGATCGGCGGGGAGTGGTTCAATATCACGGCGTCCGATTTGGCGTATGAGTTTAATGACATCACATGGGAGCGGAAAATATGAAAACAACACGCGCAACCCAATCCGACCTACACGCCAAACGCCGGGCGATGATAGGCAACACCTACCCGACGAACTTCGGCGGCGAGGCGACAGTCATCAGCAAAGACGGCGATTTGTACAAAACAAAAAGCGGGTGTTTGTGGACATTGGCAGATGGCGTATTGATTAGTTATTACGGCGGGCAACCGTTGGAAAATAGGTAAACTCTACGCAAACCGCGTAGAATTCAGTATGTGCAATAAATGCACGAACTAAATGAGGTGAGCAAATGAAGAATTGTCAATGGTGCAAACTGCCCACAAACTTGTTTTATGATGAGGGCATGGGAATGTGGCTATGCCATGACTGCTGTCAAAAGGTAGACGGCAAGGAAACGCCAAAACCATCCGCCGACATGGTGAAACGCTTCACTGCCAAATATGGCGAATGCGGCGACAGATACGACGGCGACGAATGGTTGATGAGGCTGACCGCATTCATCGACGGTTTCATCGCTGGCGTTGAATATAGCACAGACTGCTTTCTGGCAGAGCCTAAGCAATGGCCAATGGTGAGCAAATGATAATAATACTATTCTGCATAACGGCCGTTTTCTTCCCGCCCATAGCTATCGGCATGGCGCAACGATTCGGGGGTGAGCGATGAAGTTTTTAATTTTCGTCGCCGTCATCTGCCTGATCTGGTGGGCGATGCACACAATGGAATGAGTTTTGAGATTGGTCGGTTTTATGCTTGACGTGATAACGTTATCATGCTATACTTTTATCAGTTGAGGCAAACGAGCCGAGACAAGATGAGATGGAGAAAGGGAAAATGTTTACAATTGACAGCGAGAAATTAGACGAGGTAATCCGTATTTATAACGCAGAAACCGACCCCGCCGCTTCCGATGATGTAATCGAATCGACAGTATTGGCAGATTGGCATGAGGGCGACGAGCATCAGGATTGGCTGAATGATGCCAGCGCCAAAGAAATTGCAGATTGGTTAGCGGCAATGACGGCATAAACAAAAAAGGGGCGGGGAAACTCGCCCCACGATGGAGAAAGGGACGATGACAACATTAAACGAAATCAAAAAAGAAGCGGTATATTTTGACTATAGCAAAAACTTAACTAACCCAGCCGAAGCCCACGCCGCCGCCGCCGCAAAACGTGACGCGCAATCCGCTAATAATGCTTATACCGTTTTTGGAAAATGGAACGGCGGGGAGTGGTTTTTCTCAATTGGTTGTTATCATGACGCGCTTTCTCTTGCCCGCGATATTCACTTTAACAATGGCGAGGTGTTAATGATAGACAGCAATGAATCTGAAATCAACGTAGCAAACTCACGCTACTAAACAAAAAAGGGGCGGGGAAACTCGCCCCCACGATGGAGAAAGGGAACGATGAACGAAACACAATTGAAAAAACAACTGGCAGGCATGGGAATAACAAAAGCGGTTTGTTGCGTTGGTACAAGCGAAGGATTAACGGCCGTTTTTCTAAGATGGGATGGGCGCGAGGAGATTTTTACGGGTATGGATGAACTTAACCCGCTTGACCCCAGCGCCGCCCGCGTGGAATCATTCAAAGATAGCAACCTATAAACAAAAAAGGGGCGGGGAAACTCGCCCCACGATGGAGGACATATCATGGGTATGACAATCAAAAAAACAGCACGGCACGAGCTGCAAAGAGACACGGACATGGGCGAGGGTGAGTATTATTTATACAACGTCGAGGGCGAGCCGTATGTTGTAGCAGTCTGTGAGACGCTGGAAGACGGGCTTGCCGAATTTGAAAGCGAAGACAATCAGGGCGGGATGGGCTTTGCCAAGCATTGCCAGCAACAGATGGAGGGGTGGAGCGGATGACAGAACAAAAGCGAAAAGAACAATTAGCGGCAAACATGCGGGCGATGCGGGAACGCAAGCGGCAAGCGTGGGACAAGCTGGGCATGGGAGCGGCGGAATTCGCCGCCATCATCAACGGCATGGATAAAGACGAGCTGGGAATGATTCGGGTAATGTTGGAAGATGCGAAGGACGCACAGGAGGCGCGGGAAAATGTTTGAAATAGGTATAGGTAGTTTAATTGTAGTTTTAGCGGTTGGTGTGTTTTTGGTTATAGCCGCAAATGTGGACTAGGGGGAAATTATGAAAGAATTCTTTTATAGTGGGACGGTTTATAAAGATTCATCATGTCAAGCTGTCATCGGCAAGGTGAGCGGGGTCGAGAATGATTTTAGAGTTGATCCGCTCATACCGGCTACGGAAGTTTTCGACATTGCCAAGTCGAAAGTGGAGCGGGGACTAAAAGCGGGGCAGGTGTTCCATATTGAGCGATTCGAGCAAGTGCAAGTGAACAATGCCGAAAAGTAGCCCTAGAGCGCTCACAACGCCCGCAGGGGCGACGCACGGGATAACATGCCCCAATTGTGGGGAAGCGGTACGATACACCACGCACGCGGCGGATTGGGTAGGGTGCGATTTGGCGGCGGTTGTGTGTAGTAAAGGCGCGATAACTCATTATAGGCTGTGGGGTATGGATTTTTTATTGCAGCGGACGGGGCAGATGAGGATGGATATTTGAACCGTCCCGGGATGAGGGACGGATGGAGATGGGAATATGAGGGTACTTGTAGCTTGTGAATATAGCGGCACTGTACGCGATGCGTTTGCTGCAAGGGGTCATGATGCTTGGTCATGCGATATTTTACCAACGGACACACCCGGAAAACATATACAGGGTGATGTGCTGGATATTTTGGATGATGGCTGGGATTTAATGATCGCCCATCCACCGTGTACTTACCTTTCTAATTCTGGCGTTTCATGGTTGCACAAAGACGCGAGCCGATGGCCAAAATTGGACAGCGGCGCGGCGTTTTTCAAAAAGCTATTGAATGCAGATATTCTCAAGATAGCGGTTGAAAATCCAATAATGCACAAATACGCAAAGGAGCGTATAGGAGGGGTGCGGCAATCGCAAGTTATACAGCCTTGGATGTTTGGGCACACCGAGCAAAAAGCCACTTGTTTGTGGCTGAAGGGGTTGCCATTGTTGGAGGAAACTAACAACGTAAGGGCAACCATGATGCAGTTGCCCGATAATGAACGGCAGCGCCTCCATTACTTGTCACCATCGCCCGACCGTTGGAAATTAAGATCAACGACATATAGCGGGATAGCGCAGGCGATGGCGGCACAATGGGGCGGGGAAACGATGAACAATTATCAAATGAGGATGGAAATATGATACACAAAAAAGAAGAAGCATTAAAGATACTAAACATGAACGCATGGACATTTGAAAACCTAGTCAAGAATCACGGATTAGAAGGGAAGCGGATGCCCGGCAAGGGTCGCTTCCTGTATTATTCGTTGGACAAAATACAACAGGCAGAACAACGGAAAGATGCCGACATCATCGCCCGGCGTGGGGGGGGGTTGACGGTGCGGGAAGTCATGGCAATGTTCGATCTTACCAATTCCGCCGTCGGGCGGTTGGTAAAATATGACAGCCTGAAACGCACGAAACCAAACCGCGTATTCTTGTATGAGGCGGATGAAGTCAGGGCAGCGCTAGCCCGCTTCTCCAAGCGTGGAGAAGTAAAGGCGGCGGGGCGACTGTCACCACGCCCAAAGCGAACGCACGGCGGACGGCATAGCAAGAACGACTTCTCAAGCGGCAAGGGGCAAAATCCGATTGAGTTGAAACCGGAGCCGACGAAAGTCAAGAAAAGCATAGGGCGGCGGTATTATCCAGCGGTGGGGCGGTCTGCCATCCGTGACTTTGCAGAATTGAGCGGGTCAAATTGCGAGGCGTTATTATGATGCTGACAATACTCCTCATCATCGGCTACACGGGCGGCGCCATCGGCGCGGGCATCATGGTCTGGACTGTTTACCGCGTGGTAAAAACGGCCGTTTCCAAAAAATAGACAGGATGTGATACAATGAAGGCAACATAGTCGATGTGGGCTGTGTCTCCTGTTTCCCCGCCGTGTTGAAATGGCACGGCGGGGGATTTATTGAAAAGATAAGGAATTATGGCGAAGAACTCAACATCCTTCAAAAAGGGGCAAAGCGGAAATCCAAAAGGAAGACCGCGAAAAAACAAATTGATGGGAGTAAAAAACGAGGATGGCGAGTGCGTGTATCTAATTAAGGCTATTGGATTAGGACTAACCAAAATAGGCGTTTCCTCTCAGCCAAGGAAACGTATAAATCAGGTTATATCGACGAATGCTGATAGTTGCGAGCTGATCGCGGTGTTTTTTGTCAATGATATGAAGCATGAAGAGATTAGGCTACATTCACGATATGCAATGAAAAATGCCCATCATGAATGGTTCAAGCTTAGTGCGTGCGACATTGAGGATATAAAAACGTATTTTGTAGACACTACAGCGATTGGTGAATGTCGTGGTGACATCCGGGATTTGATTGCTGCCAATCAATTAGGGCTTTTTGGGATTGAACTTGTTAGCAAGTAGAGATCAAGTGAGGAGCAATTAGGGATGATATGGCTAATGTAACTGGAAAGGGGGGATTCAAAAAAGGGCAAAGCGGCAACCCGAAAGGGCGACCGCCCCGAAAAACAGAGCAAGCATACCTTAACGCAATGATCGGTAAGGTATCTATTGCCGCGTGGCAACGAATTGTTATTCGTGCCGTTGAGGATGCAGAACGGGGGGACGCAAAGGCGCGGCAATGGCTGACGGATTATGTAGTCGGCAAACCGACACAGTATACCGATGTCACAACGAACGGGGAAAGCGTAAACCAACGTATAACATTCATTGACTACGGACTGGCAAATGATAGCGCAGACTAAACGGGCAGCGGAGATAGATTCCACCGCGCCTGATGAGTTGGCGCGTCAATTATTTGGCTTCATTGACATAAAAGCCGAAGTTAAAAAGCTATACTATACCAACGGCGGCGGGTTAGAATTCCGATTCCATAAATACCAACGGCAAGCAATGAGAGCGCGGGAGCGGTTCATTTTGTTATTAGGTGGCACGCAAAGCGGAAAAACATCATTTGGTCATATCTGGCTACACCGTGAAATCGCATTGCGCGGCGCGGGTGATTATTTAGCAGTCGCGCCAACTTACCCGCTAATGAAAAAGAAATTACTGCCTGAGTTCCTATCGTTCTTTCGTGATTTGCTGGGGTTGGGGGATTATAATGTTGTTGATAAAATTTTCACTTTCTCCCCCGCTGGCGAATTATCATTCTTTGGTAAGATTCAAGAGCAACCCACGAAGATTTTTTTCGGACATGCACAAGACCCCGACGCGCTAGAATCAGCCACAGCGAAAGCGGCATGGCTTGACGAATGCGGGCAGGGAAAATTCAAGTTAGGAAGTTTTGAAGCTATCCTTCGCCGTCTATCGCTTTATATGGGCCGCGTGCTGATGACCACAACGCCGTATAATTTGGGATGGTTAAAGCAAAAGTTTTGGGACGTGATGGAGGCGGGCAACGCAAAAGCAGAATCAATCCGCGTTATATCATTTCCGTCTATCGCCAATCCATCATTCCCCCGCGCTGAATACGAACGAGCGCGGCGTGATTTACCACGTTGGAAGTTTGACATGTTCTACCGTGCCATCTTCACACGCCCGGCGGGTATGATTTACGATTGTTTTGATACTGCTTCCCATGTGCTACGCAGTTTTGACATCCCCGATGATTGGCAAGTATTCGCTGGGGTTGACTTTGGCGGAGTAAATACGGCGGCGTTAAAGGTTGCCCATGATGAGGCTACGGGGAATTTGTACGTTTTTGAGGAGTATCATAACGGCGGGTTAACGGCAAAAGGCCATGCCGACAGAATACAATCAAACCGCGCCGCCGATATAGCCTACGGCGGCGCAAAAAGCGAGGGGCAATGGCGGCAAGAATTCGCCAGCGGCGGGTTGCCTATTCAAGAGCCGCCCATATCAGAGGTTGAAGTCGGTATAAATAGAGTGTATGGGGCATTAAAGAACGGCCGTTTGTTCATTCTGGATTCATGCCCTTTGTTGTTGGATGAAATCGGCAGCTATGCACGGGAAACTGACGACATGGGAACGCCGACGGAAAAAATAGCGGATAAATCAACCTATCATATGCTTGACGCCTTGCGCTATGTCATGTCATATTTAGGGGCGGAATATGACAGCGGTGTATTATGGACAATCTAAAAACAGACCTGCAGAAACTCATCGCCCTTGCTGATGCTGCTAAAGCCGTCATGGAAACAGAAGCGGCGGCGGATAATGAACCGTTGCGCCGTGCCGTGAAAGCGACCGCCATCCACGCTGGCAGAGAGATTAGGGACGGGATGAAGGGCATAGACAAATATAGGGGGATATGATAACATAGCAACATAACCGCCTTATAATCGACTATATAAGCCGCTTAGCATCTCATTTTAGAGAGCTAATCGGCTTTTTTTGTTTATGCAACCAGAAGACTACCAACAACTTAAAGCCGGCGTATATCTTGCCAATCCCGCCACAGGCGCAACCAAAGCGCTGACCACTGAAAGCGATTGGTCAAATCTGTTCGGCTTTGCTGCCACTGGCGACGCGACGGCCAGCACCATCGCCGCCACTGTTTCGTGGGTGTACTCCGCTCTGTCAGAACGGCGCAAAACGCTAGGACAAATTGCGTATGCATGGGAATTGAACGGCGAACCGATAGAGGACGAGCGGTTGCCCTTCTTGCTCAAAACGATGCAATATGCAGCGCGGGCAGATAGGGCGATTCAATTGACCGGCAATTCGTACCTGTGGAAATGGCGAAAGAACACGAGCCGCAAAATACACGCTATGCGATGGCTTGACCCTCGTGCCGTATCTCCTGATGAGATGTCAATACAGGACGGCGTTGGGTATACGAACTATAAATACAACCAACAGAGCGGCGCATACTCGCAACATGTCAGCATCCCCGCCGATGATATTATACGAACGTATGTTGAGGGGCTGGCAGAGCTTGACCCCGATTCATCCGCCGCCAATGCTTACAACCTAGCCGCCCAAATCATCTGGGGGATGGAGCAAACAACGGATTCGTTCTACGATACGAACGGTTTACCGATCATGCTTGTCACCGTTTCGGCGGGGGCGAGTAAGAAAAGCCGGGATGATACGCAGGCGGGATTCAAGCGGATATTTTCACGGCGGCGGAGTAAGGACGGTAGCAAAGTGGTGGCCGTTTCTAACGATGTCACCATCACCCCGCTGTCATTTGCGCCAAAAGACCTGGCACAGGCTGAATTATCGGATCGTGAAATACGCGCTATTTATGCCGTCAATGAAATACCGCTTGACTTTTTGAACACAAGCGGCGACCGTGCCAAATCAGAACAGGCGACCAGAACGCTAGTGCTAACAATGGCGGCGCGTTTCCAGATGATAGCCGACGAATTGAACGAGGATGCGGACATCCAAAAGGCGGGGCTATACCTGCGCGTTTTGGTGTCAAATCATCCATCAATGAAGCGTGACATGGGGCTTGTCTTTGATGCCGTCATGAAAGCGGTGTCAAGTGGGATGACATTGCCCGCCGCGTTGTATATCAACGGCGTAAAGCCTGAGGATTTCCCCGATGGGATGCAGATAGAGCAACAGGCGGAGATTGTGCCAGAGCCAACGCCAGAACCGCCCGCCGATGTTGACCCCACCGACGAATTGAAAGCGGCTGAGATGTCGCAATTAAAGCGATTTGTGAGGAAGGGGACGCATAAAAAACGGCCGTTTTCTGCCGTTTATTTGTCCAAAGCAGCCGTAAAAGCAGAGATAACGGCGCAAGATGAGGCAGATATAGCCCAATTGAACGCCGATTTGCAAGAATTGATAGAAAAAGCAGCAAATGGCGAGATTCAAGAAGACGACTTCAAAGAACAGTATTTATTGCTCTTTTTGCTGGCATTGCGAAGCGGTGCGGCATCGGGAGCGGCTGGAAGCATGACACAAGCGGGCAATGTTGCATTATTGCGAATGGAGAAAGAGGCCGCCGAAAGTGTCGGCAAATTAGCATCGGAAATTTACGCGGGGCGGTATAGCGCGGGCGGTGTCAATCCATTGTCGCCTGATGCGGAACCGTTCAACGCGGCAAGCGCCGACCAAACGCCAGAAACGGCCGTTTCTAAGATTGTGAACCGCGTCAAATTGTGGGGCGCGTCCGTATTGAGCGCTTTTTCCATTGGTCAAGTTTTCAGTGAAGCGAATAGTGAAGAAAAGCTGATGTGGGTTGTGGGACAGACTGACCATTGTTCTGATTGTTTGCGCCTAAATGGGCAAGTTCACACGGCGGATGAGTGGGCGGCGAGTGGATGGTCGCCCCAATCGGTTGATCTGGAATGTCGCGGCTATTATTGCCAATGCCGATTGGTTGACGTGCCAAGCGACACGCCAACAAACGGGGGATTCTAATGCCTATACTGACTAAGGGGTTCTCCGAAATAGAGCGCAAATTGGGTACTTTGCAGAGATTCCAAGCATGGGCAGCGCCAGCTATCGAGTTGGGCGTTGATGCTATGTACAAACGAGCGACAAAATACGCGCCTGATTTCCCCACCAATACCTACACACGGACGGGGAGACTGGGGCGGAGCATGGCGAAGTTAATCCGCTCCAATAGTAGGGGCGTAACTGGTACAGTTTACGGCACAGGTGCAAGCGCTCCGCATGGCATAGATTACACGGGGCTTGTCAAGGTTGAAGGGGAGCAAGCCGCCATCCATGCACTGCACAAATGGAAAACGGATAAAGACGACCTAGAAGATAGCCGCGCCGATATAGATGCGGCATTGGATAACGCAGTGAAAAAGGCATTAAGAAAATGATTACAGTTAAACCAATCAAATCGGATAGCGCATGGGAATTGGACGTTTTAGGCATCCCCTACGGCGGACACGATAACGGGCGGGATAGTGATGCCCAGTATTTCGACGAAACCACGCAACTACACGCCGACAAATACGGACTGCCGACGGCAACCGTTTACCATTCCCTGAATGACGACGGCAACGGATTAACCGATAGCGTCGAGTATGTCGGAAAGGCAACCGGTTACAAAGACAAACCAGATGGCAGATGGTATCGGGTAGCGCTTGACAAGCTATCCCCATCCGCCGCCAAACTTTGGGAAGCGGCAAAAGCGGGCGTTTTGTCCGTTTCATCTGGCACAGCTTCCCACCTGTCACGAATTAACGAGGCGACAGGGCATATTAAAGAGTGGCCTGTCTTTGAAATTGCCATGATACACGGCGGCGAAGGAAAAGAGCCAGCCAACAAATACGCTATCGCAGTGCCATTGCTCAAAGCATACGGCATTGATTTAGAACAACCGCAAACTATAGGCGACGTGCTAGAGGGCGAGGAATCGCCAGCACAAGCGACGGGCGCGGACATTATTAGTGAGTTACCAATAAAAAAAGAGGTAAACAAAATGAGCGAAGAAACACAAGCACCCGCCCTGACCCTAGAGGACATCGCGGGCGCAATGAAAGCCGCCGTCGATCCAATTAGCGAACGATTGAGCGCATTAGAAGATAAGCCCGCCGACCCCATCGGCTATGCCGCAAAAGCGGCAACCGTTGAAATTGTGGACGAGGCAGACCGTCAACCCGCATTCAACACCCCCGCAGAATTCTATAGCGAGGTGATGAAAGCCCAACGTGGCGACGTTTCAAAACGTATGCTTCCGTTAAAATCGAACATGACGGGAGAAGGGACAGTTTACAAACTGCCCGACATCGCCGTTAATGCGATTAAAGCGGCAAGCGGTAACAGCGAAGCCGTGCCAGCCGATGGTGGATTTTTGGTTGGTTCATCCGTACAACCCGGCGTTGTTCAGAACATGCACAGCGACGGCGAAGTGCTTAGCCGTGTTAATCCCGTCCAAATTGGCGAGGGTTTCAACGGAACAACCATTAACGCCATTGATGAAACGAAACGCACCGACGGATACCGCTGGGGCGGTGTGCAAGGTTATTGGCTGGCAGAAGCCGATGAGAAAACAAAGAGCAAACCGACCTTCCGTCAAATGGAAATGAAGCTTAAAAAAGTGGCGGCGTTGGTATATGCAACGGATGAACTGTTGCAAGATACGACCGCCCTCGCCAGCGTCATCAATTCCACCGTCCCCGCTGAGTTGCGATTCCAAGTTGAAGATGCAATTATCAACGGTTCCGGCGTTGGGAAACCGCTCGGCATTTTGAATTCCGGCGCATTGGTAACAGTCGCCAAAGAATCGGGGCAAACGGCAACAACCATTGTTGCAGAAAACATCGTCAATATGTGGGCGCGTCGCAGTGGTAGCAATCACGTCTGGTTTGTAAATCGTGACGTATTCCCGCAATTGATTCAATTATCCCTCGCCGTTGGTACAGCGGGCGGGTCGTTGGTATTCATGCCACCCGGTGGCCTGAGTGGTTCGCCGTACGGTTCATTGTTAGGCGCTCCGGTTGTGGAAATTGAACACGCGCAAACATTGGGAACGGTTGGCGATATTATCCTTGCTGATATGTCGCAATACGCGATGATTAATAAGGGCGGCATCGACCGCGCCGAAAGTATGCACGTCAGATTCGTATATGATGAGAGCGTATTCCGTTTCGTTTATCGCGTTGATGGGCAGCCAGTTTGGAGTTCCCCATTAACACCCGCTCACGGCACGAACACCATTTCGCCATTCGTAGCACTAGCAACCCGCGCATAGGGTAGGAGAAAAACATTATGCAATCAGTAAGTAAAAGACACGCGATCCCCGTTCTTTATCCCGTAGCGGATGCCCTAGCCGGCACAGTCACAACCGACGTTGTGGAAGTTTTGGGTGAGGGCGTTTTATTCGAGATTACCAAAGGCGTCGGCGCGACAGGTACTAGCACCATCACGGTTTTGTCATGTGATGACGTGACCCCCACCACTACCGCCGCCGTCGCTTTCATGTATCGGATTAGCACGACCCCTGACACTTGGGGCGCTTGGACGCAAGCCACAACGGCGGGTTTTGCTTTGACCGCTGGAAGCAATCAGATGTATCAGGTGTATGTCAACGCACAGGCATTGGCTACCAATAACTACGGATATGCGCAACTGTCCGCCGTTGAGGTTGTCAATTCACCCGTCGCCGCTGGCATCAACGCCTACATTGAACGTCTGCGATATGCAGACAGCCCCGAATCATTAATTGATTAAGTTTTGAAGTGATGGGGGGCTTAATTGCCCCCCATTATTAGCGAGGTGAATTATGGCTGAAACCGTAGACGGAAAACATATTCAAATAGTCCAAACTAGCACAAGCACAGTAGATCGCGTTCCGTTTCAGGCTGATGTTTCAATGGGCAATGTTGACGGCTACTCTGTAATGTTTGGATTGGGTGAGCGCGAAAGTATGGCAGTGGTTGCCACGGGCGAGGACATCTGGCGAGGTAATGAATTGTCACCCGCGCCAACGTCGCACATTAGCATACCAATTCCAGACAGCGCGGGGGAGCAAATGACGGTTGTATCGGAATCTGTGAATGATACGGCGGCGGGCAGTGGCACACGTACGCTAATGATTCATTACATAGACACCGCCGGAGCCGAGCAGGATGAAACCGTAACAATGAACGGCACAACGCCAGTTAATACGGTCGCCACAGATATTATATTCGTGCAGTATATCCACACCGTAACGGCGGGAAATGGTAGCAGTCCCCGCGTTGCCGATGGTCACATCAAAATATACAAAACAGGCACGGCGGGGCTAGTTTATAATATGATAGCGGCGGGCGGCAATATGTCGTTAGTCCCTCATCGTATGGTTCCGGCTGGCAAAGTTTTGACAAATGTGACCTGGCATTGCGAAGAGGCACAGGACAAACGAACGGCGATCCGCATTCGTGCAACATCAATTCACAATGATCTACTGCCCTTCGTTTTTCTATTCAAAAATACGGCGTATATTCGCAAGGCGACCAGCGGATTGTTACCCGTTGCTGAAAGTTTCCCCGCCTTCACTATCATAAAAGTATCGGCGTGGGGCGACCAATCAGGCGCGGAGGTTTCCGTAGGTTGGTCGGGCATTCTCGCTCCCGCTTAGGTGGAATTATGAATATAACCTTTATTAAACAGTGCGATCCGACAAAAGACAGCGGTTGGAGTGCGTATAACATCGGCGATGAAGCCACGCTAAA